TTCGTCGGTCATCTCGATCTGCTTAGAAACCTTAACGATCTTCTTAGTGATAGGTGCTGATTCGAGCTTTGCGGGTGTATCGGGCGCGCCTTCTGCAAGAACATTAGCTGCACCGATAAACTGGAACTGATTTCTTGTAATCGTGTCACCAGGTCTGCCAACAAGTGTTGAATCAACTGTTGCAAACTTGGAAACGGTGATAAATCTTCCGTAATCTGTTGCAATTTTCTTTCCTACCACCTGAGGAATGAACAAATCGCTTGTCTTTGTCTGTGCCATTTTTCTTTCTCCTTTACTGTGCTAATTGATTGTAGAGTTCGGGATTGGAATTGTAAAGCTCTGCCATTTCGGCATAAGACATTTTCTCGAACTCTTCCTTTGTGATGGTCTTGTTACCGTCAGTAGCCTTTCCTGCGGGCTTAGGGGTATCTGCCATCGCCTGTCCTTTGGCATCTTTCTTCGCCTTTTCGATAACCAATGACTGATTCTTTATGACAGTCGCTACGTCACCTTCGATCATAGCCTTAGCCGTTTCCGTAGCAAGTGCTTCGTCATAACCGACAGCAATTAACTTAGCTTTGTTTTCGGAAATAGACTTCTCATTCCTGAGCGTTTCTACTTCTTCCTTCAACTTAGTAAGAGCAGCGTCGGCTTCTGCCTTCTTCACTTCATCCTCGGTCATTCGAGCCTTCAAGTCTTTTTTGACCTGAGCGAGTTCGGATGCTGTTTTGTCGAACGTGTCTTTCTTGACGTAGCCGGAATAATCAGGATCGGCAAAGGTGTAACCCTCTAACGCCTTAATCTTTTCCTCGGCTGTCATACCTTCGTAGCCTTCGATTTTCGATGTGTCGATGTTTGCCATGTTTTTCTCCTTTGCGTTTTGTTAGCGTGTTCTCTCACGACTAAATTCTGTGTTTGTTGCGAAGTTCTCTCTCCGTTCGAGTTTTTAAAAGGCTTCTCTGCCTGTATATAATCAGCTTTCGCCGTTATTACCTTTTGTCTTTTCCAAAACGGGCACTACCCAACAACGACAGCGATAGTGCGGTTTTGTTGGAATGTCGTCTATCGGGTAAATCTTCCCGTCGCGTTCTTTACATTCCTCGCAGACCTTTTCATCCTCCTGTGTCTGCCATTTGACACGGCGTATGCCGTTCTTCTTGAAAGTGTCTATCCTTGCCGTATCTACCATCGTTTCGCCGTACTGTATCGTCTGCGTGTACCAAAGGTTTGCAAACTTTCTCAGTTCTTTGTGATAATCGGCTCTTAATCCGACTATCACGGCGGCTATCAAGGCTTCGGCAAGCCTCGCACGCTTTCTGTCTGCCTCGGAGTAATACAGATACCCCGTCACGGGATTATACTGATTCAATACTCCGTCAACATATTCCTCGTCAGTCGTGATAGGCAATACCTTCACGCCCGACACTTCCTTTATATCGTCAGCAGCCTCTTCACTTGCTGCCGTCGCTATCTTTATGTACGCCGCCTTATTGCTTTTTAGCAGTCTTGCGACCATGTTCTTTGTTACCGTCGTTATCCTGGGTGCGGATAACTCGTCGAAAGCCAAAACATCGAGGCGGTTTACCTCTTTACGAAGCTCCGCCAACAGTGCTACTATCAGCAGATCCAACAGTTCGTATCTTTCCCGTTTCTTCTGTTCTGCCATCGCCATTTACCCCGTCCTCATTAGGTCTGTCTTCGATATTCCACTTTTCAAGTGATTCGTTGTAATGATCCTCGGAAATAAGGTAAGCGTTCTCAGGATCACTAAACAGTCCGCAAGCCTCAAACGCAAGTTTCGGATGGATTCTCGGAGAACCAAGCATTTCACAAAGTACCTGTGCTTTGACCTGCATATTCTCGTAATTCGTTCTTGTGGACTTGCAATCAATATCAGATGTATTTAGGTCAAAGGTATTCTCGCCTATCGTCCGACAAATATTGAAAACAAGATTGAGCATGATACGCTCTGCACCCTTGAACATCGTTTCCGATGTTTTTGCCCTTGCCTCTGCCTGCGACCATCCATTTTGAATCAAGATTGCACCGTTATTAGCCGATACACTCTGACCTCTGCCCTGGGCGGGCATACCGCAGATAGTGAGAATAGCATTATGAATATCCTGCTTCGTGACATTCGCACCGTCATAGGAGTAATCCGTCTTGACAGAATCAACGTCAGCGTTCGCACCGTCAACAGACTTGATTTTAATAGCGCCATACTGCTTCAAGTTTTCCAAAGCATCGCCGTCAAGCTCGCAGTTAATGAACTTTAAGAAACTCTGTATCTGCTGTTCAACGCCGTCAACATCGTTGCTCGAAATTCTGTTATAGGCATCCAAAAGCGGAAGGACTATCTCAAAAGCACCAAGCCTTGAATTGTTTGCCGGGTATTCAAAGATAGGAATATCGCCAAGAGCATTAGGCTCTTCAATAAATTCGCTTATGAGCGGATTGCCGTCCTCGTCTTTGCCCTCGTTGAACCTGAATATCTTGTTTTTCGTATAGACTACGAAATGCCTGACAGTTCCATTCTGTTCGCTGATAGTATAAGTAACGCCTGCCATCCTCTTCTTCTTGAATGTCGAAGAATATATGATAGCCGTTGTACGAGGATCGAGCGTATAAAGGTTAAAGGGGGACTCACCGTTGGAAAGTTCTGTCGGTTGTTTTGCTTCTACATAACGATAAGCCGTACCGCAGATGTGATTCCATTCGATGATCTCCTGATCCTGAGCTTCCTTACCCGCCTGATACATATAATCGTTCAGTTTCTTAACTTCCTCGTTCTTATCGGTAAGAGCGACATACTGAAAAGGCTGATTCAGAAGATAGCCTACCTTGAAGGAAACTATCTCATTCGCATAGTTGACTACGACACGGTTGCAGATTTCGGGGCGAACCTCTTTCGTCCTACATAATATCGGCTGCCTGCCCTTGTAATAGTCATAGAGATAGTTAATTTCATCGACATTCATCGCATGAGCGGGATATGCAGCCAGGATAACATCGGCAACATTCTCTTTTGTTATTTCTGTTTCGTCGGTATATAGAACCCTTCTTCCGAAAAGAGCTTTACCATAACCATTGACGATTGTTACTTTCTCGTTTTCGTTATCTGCCATTTCCATATACCTCGAAAGGAATTGTAAAGCGAATAAATATCCTACTTTACAATTATAAAATATCAAAATCTTGTGCTATGTCAACATTAAAACACTATATATAGCAAAAAAAAGCCATTACTCGGGCGAATAACGGCTTTCCAAAGAAGATAGGATGATTACGGTTGTTACATGGAAGTCCTATCAGGTTTTAGATTACCACGGACGCTTAATAATTTCAACCTTTGCACTCGTAGGACGCTCAATAAAGTCCGCAGCCATACCAAGAGAGTCGGGTGCGTCGTCGTGCTTGTTGTGTCCCGTGACCTTGAAAGAGTACACATTTACCATAAATGTCTTATAGGAATTTGACCGTTTATTCTCTTCCAGGAAGTAAAAAGTCCTTATCGTCGGTGCTTTATCAAAAATCCTTGCTTCTTTGCTCTGATTATTCGGGGCAGCTTTGGTCTGAATATTGATCTTTATACCCCGTTTCTCTAATTCTTTCTCCAATTCTTCCTTATAGCTCATAGTCATTTTGTTACACTCAATCCGTAACGCCGTGACATTGTACTGAATGATCTTCTCTACCAATTTTGGTATCGTAATGGTCTTATCGCCGTTGTCATAGACAACATCGGGCACATAAACAGAGCCATCCGTGTACTGACAGCAAACAGGGGAAGAAGTATAGTCGCCACCGCCGAACGCGGGGTCAACCGCCATAAACGTCCTTACGAGCATATCATCATTAGGAAGCTCGCCGTTATAGAAATTCATGGACTCAGGACTGAAAACAACGCCCGTCCTGTCAGCAGGCTCTTGCTGATACTGCGCGTTCCACGATGCAATATCCTGATTATGCTCAAAAGACGCCCTACGGGAAAGGTAATACTCGGTAGAAAACCCCACGCCATATTCATAATCAAAATTGGATTGCTCGTTCTCGTCCAACGCAGGGATATTAATTACCTTGATACGCCTGCCCTTGTACTCTTCCCTTTCCAAGACTTCGCAGCGCAAGCCGATAGGGTCTGCCGTCGCCCATCTTGTACCTTCCCAAATGATCTTGCACTTCTCCTTCGCTCTCGTAATGAAGTTGTTATCCACGATGTACCAAAGCGAAGCAAGGCGGTCTGTGTTCAACGCCTCGTCAATGCCGGACACCAAGTCGTCGGACAAAAGCCAACCCGAAGCGTCGCATGAACCATTCAGCGTACCGTGAATCGACCTCGCCGTAACTGACGGATAGTGCTTTTTCCTGTCAACATCAAAAGTCAGGTCTTTTCCGTTCGTTCCGACTATATCATGCCCGTAGAATATCTCATGCCAACGGTATGTTTCCCTGTCATTGATTACTTCCTGACATCCGTTATAGAACGAAGTCGTTATCTTATCCGAATATGCTGAATACAGATTGCTCGCTTCACTATCCTTGCCTACCTTCCAAGTCATAGCGAAGATCATAAGGGTAGATTTCCCCGTTCTCGGAGGCTGAGATAAGAACAACTCGTCCAAATTATCGTCTTCCAAGTCCTGTATGGCATCAACGGCTATCTTTAATACCCTCCTTCGCGGTAGGTAGAACCTCTGCTCAGGCTTTCTGTTCCATTCGAGCGCTATCATGTACGAATCGAAGTCAAAAGGCGCTATTGCCGTGAAAATATCTTTCCTTAAATCGTGAAATTCCCTTGAAATTTCGATATTTCCCTTGACAAAAGCACAATTTTGTGAACTGAGAGCCTTATTTTCAAGCCATTTAAGTTTAGCAATATTAAACTTTGTGTCTTGGAGGCAAAGATTGTAATAATCGCGGTAAGGTTTAAGATTTTCCGCACCTTTATTTATTACTTCCTCGATGATTTGAAAAAGTTCACTGTTCATCGGTAATATCCTTCGGAATATTTATGCCATTAGCCTTAGCATAGGCTTCATACTCGGCTTTAAGAGCGGACTCGTCAACCTGTGGTGCTTGTTCGGGCATAGCAGCCTCGATACGGACGTTGTCAGCGAAGCCGTGAAGGTTTTTAAGCTGAAAAATCGCCATGATGTTATCGAGATTACCGTATAGTGCCCCCGTGGAAATCTGATCTGCGATAAGGTCAGAAACCCTGGTAAGGAAGTCCGTACTTGCGTTACTGTGCGTCCGGCAATAGTCGAGGACTCTTTGCCGTGTCAGCCCCAAGCCTATCGAGCAGTAGGTAAGAAGCGATGGCGGGTTTTTAGCAACAGCACAAGCCTTAAAGTAATCCCTTGTCCGCTCCATGATGGCACGAACATCGTCGAGATCGACAGCCGTGGCATTTTTGAGGCAGGTGCGGTCAAGCAAGCCTATCTCTTCTTCAACGATATTCGCCAGGTTAAGAAGATTGGCGGCAACGGCTTCCGCCTTTTCCGACTGAACTGCAAGTGCCTTGACATTCCGCTTAGAGATAGCGGAAGCATCTTCGTTATTCAACTGAGCTTCCCTGTCGAGCGTCATAAGAGCCGACATATCCGTTGAACGCAGTTTCGGGTTTGCATTACCCCTATTTCCTTTTATTCCGCTTCTCGGCATTGTTCTGATCCTTTCTTTACCAATTTGACAAAACCCTTCTTCCGCTTATACTTCCTCGTCGCTCTGAAAAACTGATTATTGTATGCGTCACGGGTATAATGCACATCGCCCTTCTTTTCACGGGGTTTAATAGGCGATTTCTTCTCGCCTATGACATAGCATTGTCTTAAACCTTCCGGCGGATTAGGGTTGTATATCATTATCTGATACCCGAACGCCTTGCATATCTGATACAGTAACCCTACGCCTATGTCCTTCCTGCGATTCAGTATATCTACACTAACCTTTGACGGCAGGTGAACACGGCGCGTAAATTCTTCCGCACTTTCCCATTCGGGGCGAGCCTCAATTAACCTCGCCGCTATATCTGTCGCTCTCATAGGTTTCAACATATTACATTACCGTCCTCACGTATATTATCTGTTGACACTTTTATCCTTGTCAACCGCCCTTGATTTTTACCCTTATCCGTCTTTTAACTGTCTTACTCGCGCGTGTCTGCGTATAGTCAAGCAAATTATAATAAGCAATAGTGTAGAAATGTTCCGATTCTCTGTCGGCAATCGGAACTCGCCTTTTTGTTTTCAAAAAAAATTTTAGATACCTCTTTTTGTTATCAAAAAGTTTTGACAGACCTCTTTAAAAGACGAAGAAAGACGAAAGACGAAAAGAGAAAACGAAGAGAAAGAGAAAGTAGCACAAAGAGAAAGAGAAGTTAAAAGAGAAAAGAAGAAAGAAGAAAGAAGGAGAAAGAAAATGGTTCGTAGGATTTTTTGTAAGAAAAATCCTACAAAAAGAAAATTTGCGGATTTTCAGCACTTGCTTTTCTCCAACTGATCGCTTTCCTTTTTTGTGTTCAAGGGGATATATCTTATACACTCGTTTCTATTTAGAAGATGCAGAAACCTTTAGACACGCTTCGCCTTTTTATATTAAGAGCCGGAGAAGACTTCGCCTTTTTGCGTTAAGAGCGGAGATTTCAAAATCTGATCTTTGGTTTTCAAAATCAGGCATAAGAAAACCCTGACGGTAAGTGCCTTTACTCGCCAGGGTAATCACGAATATTTCTATCCGCAACGGTAACTTCATTTTATCACACCCTCTTTCAGCAGCAACCGCCCTTTTATTTTAAAAGTGGTCGGAGGATGTTTGCCTTTTTGTTTTAAGAGTGGAGTTATCAGGAGATTCGCCTTTTTATGTTAAGAGTGGTAAAAACGCCACCCCGCCCCCATATAGCTCCTGCCTACTTGCCCTGGGGGTAGGTTTATCACGCTCGACCATTCCAATTCGGTATAATTTTAATTTTGGTGAATTAAACTAACACTATATAACACCCTTCAAACACAATAAAATAAGGCATTTCAAGGGATAACAGAAATTCCTGTTATTCGATTCCATGCCGGAATTGAATATATATTCACTTAAACGCCTGACTTATTCAATTAGTTATCGGCATATGTCGGAAACTAACATTATCAAACTTTTTTGTTATCGGCATATGTCGATAATTTTAAATTCAAATCAAGACGCTCGACGAGCCCAAACAACAAAAACACAATTTCATGCTGCTATACTTATTTAGTTCTAACTATGTATAGGGATATACACTAAACACTCACAAACAAACATACATAAACACTAAACTATTAATCTATAATAGATTAATTAAGCATTAAGATATTACAACCATAGCGCCCGCCCGTAATTTTTAATGTATACGCGCCCGATTAGCATATATTTATTATTTCTGTTATTTTCGCCTGTATTGCTTTGAATATCGTCAAGGCGTGTGATTATATTCCCGCATGATGTAAAGCAGCTTAAAACGCAAATATAAGCGTTTAAAAGCTATATATAACAGTGCTATTGTTTTATATTTTTATCAGTTTATTTGCCGTGTATGCCGTTATTTGCGTTTAAATGCCGTTTAAAGCGTTTTACCGCATTTTAGTATAATTTCACTATCCAGGCACGACAGGCACTTTAAAACGCAAATGTGGGCGTTTTACGGGTATATTCTAACCTGGTAGCGATCTGAAAAGATCGGGAAAACAAACAATAAAAAAGGCGGGTAAAATAACCCGCCTTAAATGCTATTACCGTCATATAATTTAGATGTTTTTCAATACATTGGTGTGACCTCCGATTTCTAAACTATTTAATTTTTTTAGATGCTTGTATGATTATATAAAGCGGTGACAACAAAAGAAAAATTATAAATAGAGTCATGTTTCACCGCCTTATTTTGAATATTTATCTATTAATGTTCTAACCCTTTTATCGAGCTTAGAACGGCGGTCAAGATCCTCACAACGGAGAAAACCAACTATATAATTTTTTCGGTCAATTTCCTTTAATTCGTCAAGGATTTTCCATAGTTCTTGATGTTCTTTTTTGTCCGGCGGTACGATTCCAAAAGCTATATAACAATTTAAAATACTTGTATCATTATGAAAATTGTTATCAGTTAAAATCTCATACGCCTGATTTAATTCGTTTTCTGTGATTTTCATGTCTTTATACCTCCGTGATTAACAAATTGCATTCTCTTTAAAATCAGTTAATAAGCCGTAGCGCCTGCCGTTAGTTTCAAAGAAATCATTTATAATTGCTAATTCTCCATAGGAAAAACCGCAAAAATCATACCAACTGTTTTGATATTCTATTGCCTTGTTTCGGAGATCGTTCTTGCGTTCGTTGTATGTCCTGCCGGAGATCGTCAAAGGGATATAAAACAAAATGTTATTTTCTCCAATTTCGGTGGCTGCCGTCTTGTATGAAATATTATTGAAAATTCCGCCGTCCTCAATTCCGTCCGCGTCCTTAAAAATGATAATTGCTTGCATGATTAAAACCTCCAATTTGTATTGTAAAATTTTTCTATTGCTGCTTGCCTGTTTTCGGCTGTAAATGTGCTGTGATAGTAACCGTCAATTAATACCCTACAAGTAACATGGGGGATAAAACCATAAAAGCCGCTTTCGTTTATATCCGCCTGTGTTATCTCATAGTCAAGAATTAATGAGGCAAAACAACGGCGGGCAATTTCCTGATTTAGTTCGTACATGGTTTTAAACCTCCTCTCCAAATTCCGCATCATATTTGGCGGTGAAATTGTCCCAAATAGCAGCTAACTCTTTTGAAGATCCTGTGTAAATGGTTAACCCGGATGTCCATGATGTTTCAAAAGTGTCAATAGCTACAAACTCAACGCCGTTATTTAATACACCCGTGTAACTATCCATTACAACGCCTTCTCTACAATCAGAAATTTCTGATACAAGGTTTTCAAAGTCTCTTACCCTGCTATTTTCAATATAAACTTTTTTCATTTTTCTAAACCTCCGATGATTTCAATTAAGATCTGTTTAACACGTTCCGTTAAATCTGTTTTTTTGGTTTGCTCGTAATAAAGAATTAAATCTTTATAGGCTTGTATTATTTCCGCCTGATTTACATTTACGGGTACTTTATTTATCACCCTTTAAAAGTTCGCTATATACACGGCGGGCGGCATCGTCCTGGTTATTAGCTTTTACGCCTGAATATCTAATTAAATGCGTGCCACTGGTGGCTATTGTTTCGACGTTGTAAACCGCCTGCCCGCCGTTTGTGAAATGGTCAAATGATACAAAGATTTCACGCCCGCAAATGTTAATCGGGTAAATATTTGTTAATCGTTTCATGTTTCTAACCTCCCTGATTAAATATTGTTGATTCTAAAATATTCGGCGATGCTTGCAGGATCTTTTTTGTAGGTGTCAATTTGAGCAAAACCAGGGGCGGCGGCGGCGTTGTATTCGTGCAACGCCTTGTTATATTCGGCGGCGGCTGCCCTTGCTTTTGCTGCTAACTTTTTAAGGCGTTTTACATACTGTTTAGGGTTTTCAATATATCCGATATTTTCACCCCAAAATTTAAAACTATCTAATTCAGGCATAACGAACTTGTTATCATTGTCAAAAAAGTTTATCTGGTAATTGCCTGATAACTTGATGTAATCGCAACCAGAACAATGACCATTTTTGTCAAGGTATGACAAATTGATTTCGGGGGCGTGATAGTCATACTTTGAAAAGTAACCAGAAACGCCAAACGCCCTTAATTTTTCTCTGATTTCCTTTTCTCTTACGTCGCCGATCTTTTTACCCTGGTATTCATTCATAACAGAGATCCAAACGGGTAACAATTCCGCCTTTTTAGCGTGTAAAAGGTTATACCTCCAAACCGTGATAATTTCTTTTAATTCCGCCGCTTTAATATATGCGGAGTCCGCTGCATTGTGCAATTCGTGCCACTTTTCAAAAGCGGGGTTTGACTTAGTGTCAGAAAAACGGTTGCCGTGAAAATCTTTAGAAATTTCCTTTGCAGCATCCAAAAGGCGGCTGCCCTGGTTTTCAAGATCCTTGACCTGGTTTGACAACTTGCTAATAATAGCAACTATTTCTTTAACGGTTTTCATTTTTCGATCCTCCGTAAATTTGTTTTTTGCCGTGTGGCTTGTTTGGTTTACGCCTTTATATTAACCCGCAACGGTTAGCAATTCTATTGACACAATAACTAAACCGCAAAGGTCTGTTTTATGCAAAGTAAACAGGCAGATTTTTTCGACTAATGCTATGGTGTAGTGCTTTTAATATATATACTATAAGGGGTTTATCAAGGAAATTTTACAATTCTCGGTGAGATCAGGATCGAAAAAATCAAAGCTCGTTCCAGGTCGTGCCGGAAAAAATCGACCACGATCCCGCCCTGGGGAAAATTTTTCGGGAACGCTCCGCCCCTGCCGTAACACAAACCGCAACAGTCAACAGTCAACAGTCAAAAGTCAAAAGTCAACAGTCAAAAGTCCCCATTTTATTAGGCTTTGGGGTTTTCAAGTGCGGTGTGTCATAGTATAATAAATTAGGCTGACGGTTGCACGTCGGTACTAACATCTTGAAAGGAGTATTCAAATGGAATACTGGAAACAAATCAAAGGTTATCCGCACTTGTTTATATCAAGGACAGGTAAGGTATGGACTACAACATACAACAGATACCTTAAACCGCAATTATCCAACAGGGGATATTTGAGGATAGGACTAAACAAAGACAAGGTTATAAAGACCGTACACGTTCATCGGCTTGTAGCAGAAGCGTTCATCCCTAACCCTGACAATCTTCCGCAGGTAGATCACATCGACGGCAACAAGCTGAACAACAAAGTAGAAAATCTCCGTTGGGTAAGTCAAAGCGAGAACTGCCGGAAGTCATTTAAAAATGCTACAAAGCCTAACAAGCCTATTTTCTGTATTGAAACAGGAAAGGTTTATGAGTCAAAAGCCGAAGCAGCGAGAAGGTTGCATATCCCAAGTGCTATTATGTCCTCACTCTTAAAAGGCGAGTTCGATCACTATCACGACTTGCATTTTGTATATTGCGACGATTACCAAAAACAGTAATGTGTCCCCTGCTATTTTGTAACCTTTTCGGTCTATATGTTTGTGCTAACTGCACAATAGTAATTGTAACCGCAAGGGCTTATAGTATAGCCATAAGCCACAGGGCAACAAGATCGGAGGTAAAAGACAATGGCAAAGTATATCATTAGATACAATGTTCACTTATCGCTCGGTGCAGGTGGCGCAAGAGTAGGACAGTTCAAGACATTAGACGAGGCGAAGGCTTGCGTTGCAAAGGAAGGCAACTGTCAGATTATCAAGTCCTATTATGAGCGTATCGGATCAACTAATAGACTTTGGGAAGTCGGCTACAAGGTTTTATAAGAAAGGGGGTATCACAATGGTAAAAGTTGGAGAAATCAGAGCAAAGACAGCAACTTACATCATCAAGTACGACGAAGCTAAGGGAGAATACCGTTTAATATCTAAGTGGTATCACATGGGCGGATGGCACACAAGAACAATAGCGAAGAACGAGAGCTTACAGTATTGCGTTTATCTTATCGCTGACAGAATTAGGAAAGGAAACTAATACAATGGCAAACATCAGCAGATACAGGGTAAAGACGACTAAAGAACTCAATAGCCTGACGAGAGATTTTCTGGGTATCGGCTATAACATCATCACTTTCGGAAACAATGTCAGGGAGTTAGAAAAAGACACTCACACGGTAGTAATAGTAAAGGAAGGAAGGTAACACAATGAAAGTTTTATTTATCGTCAGTTTGATCTTCATGCTCTTATGTTTGCTTCTACGCAACTTTTGGCTAATGGTATTATTCGGTATTCTTATGGTCTTATCCGTTATCGGTGAAGCCATTTTGGAATTAATCAGGAAAAAGCAGGGAGGAAAAAAGTAATGGCAGATTACATTACAACAAGGCAGTATGCGGATATGCACGGTATTCCGCTTGAAACGGTACGCACCTGGACTAAGGCGAAGAAGATACCGTTCATCAAAGTAGGCGATTCAATAATGATCGAGCGCAGCACGCCCATTCCGGCAAAGAGGAAGCCGGGTGTTAAGAGCGTAGAGGAAAAAGAGATTGCTGAATTTAACCGTATGTTTAAAAGCAAGCAGCTCAAAGTCAAGATTATCAGAGCTTACTATATCAGCATCGAGGACGGCACAGGCAAGGAAGTAGCATCGGACTTCACGTTCCTTACCAAAGAGGAAGCAAAGAAGATAGGCGAGCGCATGAAGTCGGAAATTGAAGCAAGGGGGTAAAACTTATGGATAGAATAAACTATATCGTTACATTCACGGCTTGCTTAGCAGCAAGGGACGAACAGAAGATTCTATACTTCACCGACGAGCAAAACGCACTTACGGTATGCGAGGCTTTAATGAACGCTGAGGGAATTGTAGATTGTTATTTGAGCAAGGTCGTAAGACCTTCGGGAAGTGAGGACAACACATGAGCATATATGAGAAAACGAACGTGGCAAGGGCGTTACTGTATTGGGCGAAAAACAACAACGGGAATGAAGCCTACTATCTTGAAGACAGAATGTATGCCGTAGCCGATAATGGAATGGTAATACTTCTTACCGCCGATAGTTACGATGAAGCGATACGAAAGGCAAAAGCAAGGCATACCCAGGTAAATCAGTACGGTGACAACGCAACGCATATAGATCACGTCGACACGTTGAACTTATAAGCAATAAAAAAGGGGCGATCACTCGCCCCTAAATTCTGCAAAAATATCTTCCTGCTTAAACGGCTGATTCCCGAAGCGGTCTGTGTAGCACTCGCATTTATCAGGGCACTCGGTTATATGCCCTATCACCTTGCAGGCGTGATTATCTTTCATATCACCGCAATAATTACGGCACTCATATATTGGCATTGTCGCTTTTCTCCTTATCTTCAATTTCTGGTATATCCCGCAGTAATTCTTTGACCTTTATCGCTCTTAACCCGAAGCGTGATTCCGCAAGCTCGATAATCGCTTTCTCGCTCAATAGGCGGTCATTATCAGAATTAACCATTTATTTGCCCTCTATTCGCTTTCTTAAACTTAAACGATAAATCAGCCGTATTCCGTCTGTGAACATCATACAGAACATTCTGACGCGAATTACGGGTATAATCTTGCCCGCAGTCAAGTGTCGGCATACGGGCAAGGTTATTTTTAAATCAGTGTTTCTTCTTTGGATGAAACTTCTTACCAAAATTCTTAACATCAGGCTTAGGTTCTTCAAAAGTCTTTTCTTCGATCTTCGGCTTTTCGTCAGCAAGCAGCTCTCCGGCAATAAACGCTTCGTTATCGTTGAGAACGATAAAATTCTCGTATTTGTCAGACTTTTCTACGCTTTTTGCAGTAGCTATAAGAGCCTTTGCCCTACCTTCGGGGATAGTCGTCTTGACATACGCACTTCCCGCTTTCTGAATAAAATCGACCTCGCCGTTCTGATTCACATTCAGCTTGTAGTTCATGGTTTAACCTCCTTTTCTGTTGGTATTCTATAAGTAATTCTTGCTCCGCAGTTTTTACAATGGCACTCGTGAATAATGCCCTGACCTTCATCGCCGTAATCTTCAAATGAGAAATCGTTATCCCAAATTACTGCTTTTTTTCTACAATGGAAACATTCATACAACATATTATATAACCTCATTGTCAATAATATCATCGAAAGTAATTTGATTTGCAATCAATCTTACCTCTTCAAGCCTTTTATGCGCCATATCAATATATTCTTTGTTTAATTCACAGCCTATATAATGGCGTTTGTTAAGTCGAGCCACGGCGGCAGTTGTACCACTTCCCATAAACGGATCAATTACTATTCCGTTTATCGGGCATCCTGCAAGTATCATCGGTTCAACAAGTTCTTCGGGGAATGTTGCAAAATGTGCTTCCTTATAATGCGAAGGTACTACGCTCCATACATCACGCTTATTTCGTTTATCTGATATGCTGACAAATGACTGTTGCCCCATAGAATTGTTATCAGTAACCCTCTTGCCACCATAATCAATATGACCAGCACCTGCCCGTGGATCATCTTTGCAAACGCTATCTTCTTGTATTGCCTCGTAATCAAAGTAATACTTTGGTGACTTTGACAGTAAAAAGATATATTCGTGAGATTTTGTGCAACGGTCTTTTACTGATTCCGGCATCGGATTAGGCTTATGCCAAATAATATCCTGACGAAGATACCAACCGTCATTTCTAAGAGCAAATGCAAGCATCCACGGAATACCAATCAGGTCTTTTTGTTTTGCACCGTCCCATATTTTTTTCTTGAAACTGTTTGTAACTACGCCTTTGTGCTTATTAACCTCGGTGTTTCCAGTTTTATTTCCGTTGTAGCTATCTCCAATATTCACCCACAAAGTTCCTTCGGGTTTAAGAATACGTTTTATCTCTCTGAAAACAGATACAAGTTTATCTATATATTCATCAGGGGTTTCCTCTAACCCTACCTGCTTATCTTCACGAATGGCGCCGCAAAGAGGGCATACAGACTTATAGATTGCGTCGCCTACATTTCCGATAAGTTCTTCCTGCTTATGCCCCGTTGTTGTCTTTTCAGAAAACTTGCTCATTCTTCTGTGAGGGCAATTAGGATCACCGCCAACCCATTCGCCTGTTCCGTAATCACGCAACCCATAATACGGAGGCGATGTTATACAACAGTCCACACTTTCATCAGGAATTGTTTTTAATGTTTCTAAACAATTCCCTTCCAATATGTAATCAACACGCATATCTCTATTTCCTCTTTCTTTGGAATATGCCGTTATTATATGATTTTATTACAGAAAAGTAAATACTTTTCGTAGTCAAATCTCTCTTATCTTGATACCGTATCTAAACAACATCAGTTTCCGTTTGATGATGTATTCGGGCGTCCGTGTCGCTTCTGATTTAGTATCTTCCACAACTGTTTCGCCTGTCCTGTTATCGGTATATACGAAGTCGGCTACATAGCAGCATTTACGCTCCAAGAGTATTTCCTTATCCTTTAATCGTTTGCCGGACTTCCCGTATCGTTCTTCCGTTGCGTACTGATTCGGGATAAGCTCGTACTCCACTTGTAACCGCAAATCGGAAATCTCGCCTGCCCTTTCGAGCAATTTGAGTTCGCAATACCTTTTCGCTTCCTTACGGCTATCAAAAGTTATCCCGTCCACTACGCATTTCTGAGCGTTATACTTCGTGCCGTTTCTTCTCCAACCTCGATATGCCATTAGTCCTGATCCTCTTTCTCGACTTCTGCACTTGTCATAACGACAAAGTTTCCGTTTTCGTCTTTTATAGCGGTATCGGTAGTCAAGACCATATTCAACAGCCTATCAACGCCACAATCGAAGGTGATAGTGAAGCCTTTTACTAATTGCCCCAATAAAATATTATCAACAAGTTTGTCTATCTCTCTGTGCATAGCACTTCTCAAACCTTCAATTCTCTCTTTACCGTTCTGTATTGCCATTAGTCTTTACCTCTCATAGTCTGCTATCGTATTGCTTGCGTTTGTTATACGCTCGCCACAATTCGGGCAAAAATCGTACTTCTTTCTTCCGTACCAATTCAGCGCCCAAAGGTGGCATTTAGAGCATTTAATCTCAACAACATCAAGGCGGTGTCGTAGGATATTCCCGCAAGACATAAACGATCTTTCCGTCCATTCTGCCATTAGTCGTTATCCTCGCTATCCCAATTTATAAGTTCTGTAACTCTGTAATCAACATCAGGCACACTTCCCAATTCTGCGTTGATTACGATTCTTACCGACTTTCCGTACTCGATATTGTTGAGAATACGCTCAACCTTGTCCAAAATAGCCTTATTCATTTTTTCTGCGTTAGTAGTCTTAATAGCCATTAGTATTATCTCCTTGTATTCCAAATGTCGTATGCTTCTTTCAGCGACTTTGCATAATAACCGTCGATCGTAAACACGTTAAACTTGCACTCCTCGTAGTCGTGGTAAACATGAAATTCATGTAACGCAGAATTATACATAATGTTCACACTATCACCGCAAAACGGACAAGGCTTCAATTTTGAATTGTTTATCATTACTCTGTAACCTCTCTCGCAATAGTAACCTTCATATCAGGCTCGTTGTAATACTTTGTAAAAAGTCCTGCCGCTAATATCAAAGCCGTGTCTATTTCCATGCCCCTTGCAAGCACCTCGTCAGCGACAATTACTGAAAACTGAATTTTTTTACCGTTCATTATTCTGTATCTCCTTCCGCAAACTTCCGTTCCCGTTCCTCGACTTCGCAGATTCCGCAAGTCCAGGTGTCGCACTTCTTCCCTGTGTACGGGCAAATGCCGTTGAAATGCTTTCTGCCGTATTCGTCGGTTTCAAGCGTAACTGTCGGGTAGCTCTCGCCTACATCGGGATAAGGCAAAACTCCAAACCTTATGTGGTTTTTTGCGTTGCGATTCAGTATCTCGATCAATTTATCCGCTTCTTCCTGCGATAACTTGACGTGTACTTCCGTCATTGAATAAGCGTTTATCAGGAAGTCGTAAACTTCGAGTATCTCATTGTCCGGCAAGCACAAATCGCAATACTCGCATAACTTTACTCCGTTGTCGTCCTTCCGACATTGTGGCGTTTCTCCAAGCGGTCTGCTCTGCCTTGCGATACATTCTCGCTCGTTCTTCAAAACTTTAAGTATCTGCTCGTTCGTCATGCGTAACCCTCCGTCGTTCCTATCTGTTCCCAAAAATCGCCGTGATTACCGTATTTGTAAATCTCTCCATGTAAAGGATCTTCGTGTATCACTAAATCAGCACCGTACTGTTTCCTTAAATCGTCTAATGTGATCTCTTTTGCATCCGGCAAGTCAGGGAACAAATATATCTTTTCGCAAGTTCCTTTTTCCGTGTTTATCGCAAGGGTTATATCATCATCGAAAGTAACCATATCTACATGACAATCAGGAGCTTGCTGATTGTTAGGCTTTTGCTTGTCAGGTTCGTTGCACCTCAGCCTACGCAAGCAGTTCCAACACCTTTTATCCTCGTTGTTCATTCCTTACTCTCCTTCCGTTTCTATCTCGATTCCGTTCTTATCGGCAATCGTTTCCATCATAAGTGCCACAAGTTGCTCAATATCCACGCCGTACTTGTTGCACCACATTGTCAAAGCCGAAAGCACGACGGGCGTTATTGTTTCCGGCTCGCTGATCCTATAGCGCAGGCAAGCCAACCGATAAGCCAAAACCGCCATGTCTTCGTATTCCGCTTCCGTTCTCATTAGTGCGTAAATCTCCATTTCAAGCTATCTTCGTTGTCGTCAAGTTTCATGGCTTCCCTGCGAGCTTCTTCTGCCGCTTCCTTCTCGGCTTCTGCGTCTTTGTATGCTTTCAGTTCTTTGAGCCACTCGGCTAACTGTTCGTGTTCTTCTGCACATTTAAGGCACTCTTTTTTAATATTTGTACAGAGGACAAACTCGTCAGATTGTTTTCTCAATTCCTCTGCCTTTTCCTCGCAATGCTTAATGGCTTCAATTAGTGTCATTTTCGCCATTTTCCGCACCGCCTTTCCGCATATCTGCACCGCAATGGCAAAATGGATATTTCTTAAACTCTTTTACTCCACAAAAAGGGCAAGTATAGGAATAAATTGTTTTATCGCCTGCGAAACAACCTCTACGCTCAACCTTTTCAATCCATTCGCCTTGTGGTCTTTCTACAGTTTGTCCGTGTTCTTTTTGTCCGCAAAAATAGCAATAAGGTTTAACTGTCGGGGCATTGTCTATATGACAAAGAACATCACGCAGAATATAAGTAGGCTCGTCAATAACTTTTCCGTCAAAGAAATTATGTAAAGCCTTTTTCAAAGCCTCACGGCTGATTAAATCGTTGTTCATTCCGTATCACCTCGCAAATCTTCACAACTATCGCAGTCACCAAGAACGCACTCCCCACATACTATTGAAGTATAATCCTCCGCTTTTTCAGACAATTCAACTGACGGGGCATGGTCGATAATGTAGTCAAACATTTTGAGAAGTGAATTGTTAGTTACATTATCCTCACACAAAACTTTTCTTGCGTAGGCTTTTAATGCCTCACTGGATTTAAGATCGTTGTTCATTGTTCGTTTCTCCCTTCGATAGTGTTTGAAATTGCCGTAAGAATAGCTGACACTACAATTCCGATAACAACGCCCGCCAGTACACCTACCAAAAATGCTACAAACGGATCATACATTGTTTATCTCCTTGCGTATTGCCGTGCGTACTGCTGCCGAACGCTCGCCTATGTTCTTCGATTCAAGCCACTTGATAATGTCTGCATCTTTCTTTCTATCGAGGAAAAGCGACAGCATCTTGTGCGTCTTCATGTACTGAGCTTTATAACGCTTTTCGTTATACCTTTTCTTCTTCAACTTATCGTTCATGCTCTGCACCTCAAACCTCAAAAGGAAGATCCACAGGTGCTTCTTCCTGAACTGTTTCAGAAGCCGATGCTGCCGGGCTTGCCTGTGTTTCTTCCTGATTCTGCTGAACAACATTGTTTGTGCTTTCAACAAACTCAGCTTCTTCGGCAAGGACTTCTGTAATATAGTGCTTTTGTCCGTTCTGATCTTCGTAGTTCCTCGTCTGAATACTTCCGCAGATACCGATACGGCTGCCCTTACGGAAATACTTCTGAATGAATGTAGCCGTCTGTCGCCATGCTACACAGCTAATAAAATCAGCCTGACGCTGACCGTTTGCGTCCTTGAATTTCCTATCTACTGCAATCGTGAAATTGCAATAGGGTGTCTGATTCGTTGTCAACTTCACTTCGGGGTCTTTTGTCAGGCGACCGATTAAGATTGTGCGATTCATTGTTCATTTTCTCCTTGTTTTTATATTTCGTATGGTAAAAAGTTCTTCATTAGGTTTTCATCAAAAGGCACGCCTTCAATCTCGCACTCTAAACGCATTTGGTCTTCAACGATACCTAATATATGTTCCTCGTCCGTCATGCCTTCGGGGGTTTTGACTAACGGCTTTCTGCGGTGCTTTGGTGCTTCAAGTGCCGCCGTGCTGTAAATCATATCCGCTTTCGTCAGGTTTTCCTTTATGTCGGCAACCGTAGGGAAAAACTTTGAGCTTTCCATGTGAAGCCGCGCCGCCTTGTAAACCTTATCAGCAGGTAAATCACCAAACATCATTTCCCAGGTCGTAACCATTGTGTTAGGATCGGATATTTTCGTATGAGGGTATGCAGCGAATACGATTTTTAAGAGGTCTGCTATCTCTTTCCGTGTCATTTCTCACTCCTTCCTACTCGATACCGTCAAACGGGTTTCCGGCATAGTAATTTGTTGTAGGTTTAACAAGTTCTCTGTTTTTCTTCTCCCAAGTAATAACGGCAGCCTTCCAATCCTTCATATGGTTTTTGCCAACCATCCAACCGTTTGAGGTATAATGGGCTACAAACTTTTCGGGATCGACACCGTTGTTTCTTTCCAAACAGTAGGCTCTGACTTCTTCAACTGTCGGGGGTATAAATCGAGATAGGGGTTTCTCTTTAACATTTCTCTTTATATCTATATCTAACTCTTTCTCTATCTCTTTCTCTAACTCTATCTCTTGTCGGACATTGTCCACTTTTGCGAGGACATTGTGAGGACACTCCGAGGACATTTCGAGGACATTGTCCTCACTTTGTCCTTCTTTTGTCTTCTCTTTGTCCTCTTTTTGTCCTCTTTTCTCCCGATATTCTTTCTTCTTTCTTGCCCATTCGGTTTCAAAGCCTGTCATTGTTTTTACTTTGTCAATGACGATCGTTCCGTCCTGTGTTATCTCCAACAATTTGAGTTCTTGAAGTCGTTTAAGAGAATCATTCACAACATCAAGGTTAGTGTCGGTGATTATCGCTAACATTTCGGGCGAGTACGGCACTTCGTCAGAAAAGCGCAACGCCCCTTCGTGATCTATTGATTCAAGCATAAGTTTGAGATAGAAAAGAACAGATAAATGACCGTCCGGCATAGCTTCAAGTATTTTTATGTCATGCCGCTTGAAAAAGTCTTTTTTCAATTTCAGCCAAAAGTATTTTTTACTCATGCGGTTCTCCTTATGTCGTCCTCAACACGCTTTACAAGAGATTCAAACCATTCAGCCGTAGGCGGTGTCGGGAAGTCGTACCATTCACCTTCGATTTTGTGAGCTTTCAAGCAACTGTGAATAGTTCCTTCAACCTTGTAAGCCATTTCGCTATACACTTTTGATACAAGGTTGAGTTTAAAAGGTCTGTTATCCAAATCTTTGATTCTGCGTCCAACATCTTTTGAAACACCTATCTTGTATTTGCCACCGCACTCAAACAGATAGACATAAGCACTTGAATAATTGGATTCCTTGCTTTTTGTTGGTACGCCACATTCGGCATAATACCTTTTCTTGTTCTCTACGTTCCACAACTCGACTTCTTCGTCTGTGTTATCGTTTATATATTTTTCAAGAATCGGAATTAATACTTTTACCTCACTTGGCTTTAATGCGGAATTTTCACCTACTGCATAACGAATAATATACTCACCGTCAAAGTCTTGTACGTAAATGGGGAAATATACCATTTTTATCTCCTTAAAAATTAAACCCGATAGAAGTTGCTGTTTCTATCGGGCTGCGGATCGTGTAAAGTTGTACCGAAGTCGCATCGTCAGCAACACCGATACAACCATTCTTATTTTAACCCGATATTCTTTCGGAAATCAAGTCTTAAATCTCCGTCGGCATATCTCCGCCAAGCACATCAGGGAACATAATGTCCTCGATACCCGCCTGACCGCCTACGTTGCCATGTACGGGCTTTGCAACTTCGGGTGTGGGTTCGATTACCTTTGACTTGTCGATAGGCTCTGTGAGCGTTTCAACGGGTGTTTCGTCAACCTCGATTTCCTTGCCCGTTGCGTCGAGAACTTCCTTATCCATTTCGGTTTGATCGTAAAGTGAACTCATTTCTTCGGGAAATGCTTCTCGTAATGCCTGGGCGAGTGCAACCTTGCGGATCATTGTAGCGGGCTTGCTCGCCCAATTTGATTTGCCCGTGCTGTATTCTTTCAGGCTGACAGAGGAATAAAACGGGGTTTCGTAGTCTTTCAGATACACTTTTGCCCAACCGCCGACAAGCTGCTCTCCGTCAAGGACAAATGTACCCTCACGCTCAATAAACTCGCCATTACTGACAATGATTACACCCGCCTGTAATCCCCTAAACTTTTCCGATCTCATGGCACGCTTTAAGAGAACGTCCTTGCCCACGATCATTGTTGCCGGGTTATCGCCAAACTTGACAAGGTATGCCTCACGGATAAACGGGTTAAGGTGCTGATAACGGCAAAGTGAAAGAAACATCACGGCTTCCTTGTTAGTGACCTGACCGTTGCCGTTTGTGAGCGTGTTCTTAATATCGTCAAGGGAGATTTTAACTTCCTCGTTGTTAGCGATAAATGTAATCTTATCACTCATGCTTGCGCTTGTCTTCGTTGTTGCCAAAGTGTTTTTTACTGCCATGTTGTTTTACTCCTTTATCTGTGTTAATGTGATTCCGTTTGCTTCGCAAAAGGCTTTGAGTGCCTTTGCCTGTGCTATCGTTAGCTCGCAAGCGAAGCGTAACGGATATTTCGGCTCGCTATCTTCGGCAACCTGCTCCTGCGCCTTTTCTAACGCTTCCTGCCTTTTCCTTTCGGCAATAACAGCCATTCTCTCGCCCTGCTCCAATGCGTAATTGAGGTCGAGCGTTTCCTTGTAGGCTTCCTTTGCCTCAAATGCGTATTTCGGCAGCCTGTCAATTACGGCTAAATCACTGATGATCTTCTCGCACCTATCCGTAATCTCCTTCGCTATCTTCTTTTCGGTAGTGCCCTTATTCAGCCACTTGCTATCGAAAATCTGCTCCAACGAAAGCAGGAAACCGAAGTCATATAGGCTTACAATTTCAGCGAAAATGCTTTCGATCTTCTCTTTCTTTTCGTTGATGTACTTGTCCTCAAATGCCGTTATCTGCTTGTCAATTCCGGCACTTGCCTGTTCAATCATGTCGCAAAGCTCTTTCGCCTGCCCTTCAAAGGTTTCAAAAGGCTGCATAAACTCCTTTTTGCAGGCAATCCTCTTGGCGCTGATAGCCTTTGCGAGTTTATTGAGATTTGCCCTGTCCTCTTTTGCGTCTGCAATATTATCTTCCGTGTAAACAAGATTCTGATAATCTGCTAACGCCGTTGTCAGTTTTTCTTTCAACTCGTCGAAGTTAAAGACTATCGGAGTTGCTTTCGGCATTGTTACCTTTAGCTCAAAATTCATGTTGTTGTTACCTACCTTCCTATAATGATAAAATCAACGGCGGTTCTTTATTTTCTTTCAATGCCTTATGGAACTCTGTCGCCGCTTCCATAATCGTTGCTATATCCTGCTCAACCTCCTTTCGCTCGATATGGTAATCTTTCGTCCAAATCTTCAACGGCTCGTCGGGAAACTGATATTTGAGGTTCGCTCGCAAATCGACAAATTCAAACTCCGTTACTCCGAGATAGAAAAGCACCTGACAATAGTAGTTGTCGGGGATATGGTCGTCTTTCCACTTACGAGCCTGCTGCGTTGAAGTAATCGTCGCCGTCTTGATTTCGAGTATTCCCTTTCTGCCGTTCTCGTCTGTCAGCCACCCGTCAAGGCTTGCAGCCGCAAACGGATATTTGCTATTCCTCCAGGAATTGTCGGGAATGTACTCTACTTTAAGCTCCTTATGATCGAGTGCGAACAACGCCCTGATATGTTCCTCTGCTTTCGTGCCGTAGATAACTAATTCGTTATCAGAAAGATCATCAGGAAGAACTAATCCCTTCTTTTCTCGGTACAACTGCTGATTAGTGCGATACGGGTTTAGTCCGAGTATGCAGCTCACATCACTGCCGCCGATATACTTCTTCCTTGCTTCAAGCCACTTCTCACGGGTTTTGTATTCATACATTCGTAGCGACATTGTAAACCTCTTCGTCTAAATACTTTACAATCGTGTATCTTGCGACACGGCTCTTTGTTCCGTCAGAGTTCTCAACCTCGACCATTTCAACCGCTATCCAATATCCCATTCGCTTCATATCGGAAATACGGCTTGCAAGGCGGTATATTCCAAGTAAAAGGGCTTCCCTTTGCGTGATCTGATTGTTGTTCGCTTTGCAGTAGGAAACAATCTTATTTACCTGAGTTACTTTGTTCATGTTCTTTTATCCCCCTTCAAGAACAAATCAATAGGCTCTTTAATCGCATTACATATAGCGATATAATCCGCCAAATTTATGGTTTTGCTTTTATTCAGCAGAAACCAAAGTCTGTGATACGGAATACCTGACGCTTCTGCCAATTTATATACCGAAATGTCATTGTCAAAAATGTAATCCCGTATCTTATTGATTATCTTTTTATCGTCCATCTTCAACCTCCAATCTTCCGTTCTTTATACCGCTATTATATAGATTGATTTCAAAAATGTAAATAGCAAAATCAAAAAAAGGGGAATATATTTCAATTCCCCTTCTCCCCCAACTTACAGTTTGCTTATCCTTTGAATGATAGCTCTGTATATCTGAGGATTTGTAACCTTTACCATTCCCATAACGTCATTCATTATCCGCCAAACATCACAAGGCTTTTTGCCTGATATAACCCTAAAAAATTCCGATCCGTCATATCTATTTATTTTTACTTCTTTGACCGTTTCGACCATAGGTTCCGGCTTTTTGTATAAATGATCGTATAGAACGTAAAAGGTTGCGAGCTTTTCCACGTCCTGAAACGTGGTCGGAGCTTTTTCTAATTCGTCTATTGCTTTTAACAATTCCGATTCAGAAAACATCACTCTTTCTCCATTCTCCTGATGATACTATTGATAGCTCTGCGCTCTTCTTCGCTGCTTACTTCGTTCATCATTTCACGGAGCATCTCGATCTTTTCTTCCTGATCGCCGTCAGCATAGGAATAGCCCCTGCGTGAATAACCGCCTTCGTTGGAGTAGCCGCCTTCACGGGCATATCTACCCATGCTATCACGTTTTGCGTTTCTGCCTCTGCCTCTTGCGTAACTATTACCGCCACGGTAAGACATACCGCTTTCCCGAGAGTAATCGCCTTCATCCGAATACTCGTCATACATGATGATCTTGCAGGTGTTTTTAATGGAGTTCAGAAGTTTGTCGATTGTTTCAAGGCTTGTTGCGTTCAACTCGCCTTTCTTAGAAATCTTCTTAACTTCATCCATTAGCATTTCTTTCAGTTCGTAAAATTCGTGCATAACAACTTCCTCCTTCCTTATGCAATTCTCTCAACAGATATTGAAGCGTTACGCCTAACTGTTATCGAGGGAGTAGGTGTTACAGCCGCATCATCTTCTGTGCCATCAACATACCTTCCCGAAACTGTCATACAACAGCCACAGGGGATAGTTATGATCGCAACAGTATTGATGTGGGTATAATCCTCTACCGCAGCAGGAGTAACGATTGCTACACTCTCGGGTATTGTTACACCATCAAGCGTAATACCGAGGGCAATAGGCGTGACCGCTCCACCTGTCGGGATCGCCACATTTCCTTGAAGCGTAACTTTGTACCTCGCAAATCTGTTAGGAGTATTACCTTTGAGAATAACAATCCCGGGTGCAGCGGGAATGACGTTGCCTGCGTTGCAAGGGATAGAAACATTGTTAAACGGAATAGTGCCATTTAACGCAACTGTGTTGTCAGCCGTTGTTATATATTCTGCCATAGGTAAAATCCCCCTTAGTTGTAGAAGTTGCCGTTGCAACCGCAACCCGAGTTCTGATTGCAGGTAAAGATAGGTGTCCTGCCATAAACGGGAGTTGACGGAACAGGGCAGTTAGAAAGCCTGTTATACAGAGCATCAACTTCATCAGAGAAACCCTTCTGAATAAATGCGTTCTGCGCCGTCTGACTTGCCGAAAGAGTAGCCATATTAAGCTGAGTACGAAGGTTATCGTTCTCCCTCTTGTATCCGTCGAGTTCGAGTGCGCACAACTTGTCGAGGATAGCCTGCGTACCGTTAGACTGACTCTGAATAATATCTCTTGTGTTATTCGCATCAGCAAACCTTGTGGCAGCGCTCTCGCTCTGAATGATGTTCTGTGTCTGACAGGTAGCCAAACGCTGATCGCAGCAGCACTGAGCTAACTGCGCCTGTGTAGCGTTGAATCCCTGATTGATAGCGTTCTGTAAAGCAAAGTTGCTCTGCATATTAGCCATCTGACGTGCATTTGCACCCTGTTCGACACCTGCGAAACCGTTTGCAAGAGCCATCTGCATATCAGAGCAACAACCGCAAAGCTGAGTTGAAAGACCTGCAATACCGTCTCTTACGCTCGTGATACCGTCCTGAAGCATGGAATCTCTGAATCCGGCATTGGTATTGTTATTGATGCCCTGCTGACCTGTTAAGATCCACGGGAACTCATACATACCTCCGAAACCGCCGAAGCCACCGCCCCAGCCACCGCCGAAGCCGAAACCGCCACCGAAAAGAGCAAGGATAAGAAGGATTGTAAGCAATCCGCCGTCACCGCCCCAACCGAAGCCGTCATTATTTCTGTTACCTACGACCGCCGCAATATCAGCAGCCGTCATTTCACCTGAAGTAAGACTCATGTTCTTTCTCCTTTCGTAAGTTTTTTATTTCCATCGTTGCAACTAATGAAAAACGAATTAAAAATCTAACCCCAACTTTTTAATTGAGTTAGGCGTAATTAAAATCGAGTTAAAAATTGAAATAAGACTTCAAAATTTGCAGTTTTATTTCAAAAACTCGGATAATATTTCAAAAATTGAGTGTTATCTCCGCATCTTCAAAAGTTCGCTTTGAAGCTGCTTTGCCTTAGACATATTCTGATTAACCCAATTTTGGCTTATCCAACCATTACTTAAAGCCTTGTCGTAAAAGCCTTTAGGGTCTCTTAATATCTCCATGAGCATTTGACCCCTGTTCATTTGAGGCATCTGAGTAGGCATTTTGGAGTTCTTGTTAAGATCATTAAATAAGGAATTAGCCATTTGTTTCACCTGCCTTTTCTGTCGGAACGCCTCTTATCTTTTTAAGCAAACGTCTCATATCTTCCTTGTAGTTGTTAAATTCCGCTTTGGAAACGTATTCCTCACCGCCAACAGTTTCCGTTGTCTTTTTCGGTTCGCCATTTGGAGATTTTCTCTCCGAATAATCGAATATTCTTAACGGTTGAGGCATACCGCTTGTATCAACCGACTTGATGTAAAAAACAGATTCCTCACTATCCATTAAAAGAACGGATTGCCCTGCGCCTACTGGAAACGATTTAGCGGCGTTCTCGCCCTGCACCCATGTAATTTGATTATTCGTCTGTGCCTGTGCGTTAGAGGGCATTTGTGGGGCATTGTAGGGCATATTAACGCCCTGGTAATATGTCGGTGGGTAATAACCATTAAAAATAGCCATGTTTTACGTCTCCTTTGAATAGAAATAGAGGACTACCTCGTTGCCACTATCCCAAGTGTCGAAGTAATTTCCGTCAATTACGCAAACGACGTGGTTCTGCGTGGCAAGCACGAATCTGCCTTTGGGGTGATCCTTTGCGAACTCGGCAACCGTTACGCAATTCGGGCATACCGAGCTAATCATGTGTTCTTCAAAGCCGTATTTTTTGAGATACATACCCCAAACGTAATTTGCGGACGGCATATCGCGTAGAGCTAAACCTTCCGCCGCAAGACCGATATACGCGTCAGTCCAGTCTTGACCGACGGCTTTGCTTACGGCTCTGACGGCGCAATCACCGACCCGCACGTTTTTAGGATTATTTGAAAAATATACAAAAGGCATAGGTAGTCCTCCTATGCCTAAATTTTGGCAAAATAAAAGCACCCGCAAAATGTCTTGCGAGTGCCAATTTACTGACATTTTACTGACATCAGATATGCTTAAACAATATATCTTCTGTCTTTGAAATGATCCTTATAACTTGCCTTTCGGATATTACAATCTTCTCGTGTTCATAAAGATATTCTACTGTTTGAGAATAGGTTAAACCATCAATTAAGCGGAGTTTTAATATCAGCCTGTCACGGGCTGAATGAATCCAAGTATCAATAGCGTTCTGAATATCATTATTGCTGATATTATCAAGATTAACGCTTCCTGCGGACTCCTTTGCTTTTGCCATCTTTACGTTTCCGAGTCCTTGTGCGTGTTACTGTTATCCTTGCCGCCATTATTTATTTCTCCATTTCCGCCAACGTAATTAGCGTTACTGTCGCCATCAGCACGAATATCCACTTTACTATCGCTCGAATAATCGTACTGATTCCAGGCGATAAGCCAAGCACCGTTTGTTGCTGCGAGAAGAACTATCAGGATGATAATAATAATATTTCTCCAACGATCGTTTTTCTCGTCTTTTGACTGCATACGCTCGAAAGCGATCCTGCTCATTACAATATTGTCTTCCATGTTCCTACCTCCTGTATTTTGATTTTAGCATAGTTAGTATTTGATATTCAAGTTTCCGTATCTTCCTCACTCATTATATATCCGCAACCGGGACAAAACACACTCTTTCTGAACTCCGACTTGTAATTACAATGATCGCAGTAATAGTTATAATGCGTTTTATCAACCTTTTTCCTTATCCAATGTGCGATGTTAGCCGTAGGTTCTTCTTCCTCGGAAGGTGTTAGTATGCTGATTAGCTCGCAGATATGAATATGAGCTTGTGCGTAAGCTGCGGTTACGGGATCGTTCTTGCCGTCGCAAAGTTTGTGCTTATGATGCTCTATCTTGCTAACAAGCATTTCGGCAAACTGTCTGTTAGTCATTTTTCGCACCGCCTTTCATATCAATCTTCCTCGGTTCTCGTATTGTAATTAGTACCAACAAGCACTTCGGGATTAGCATCTTTATCAGTAAAAAGTTCAACAGAATCTCTTGTTGCATAATAATACCCACTGACATACATATCAGAATTATGTAGTATTACTTTGGCATTTTTGGGCATTGTTTGAAGTATCTCAATTAAATCGGATACTGATAACCACTGATTCTTTTTCATTCCGTACCCCCTTACCATTCTTTGTCGAAGTCCGGCACGTTCTCAGGATCAACCGTCTTGTCATGTATCTCTATCACCTGAGCAGCTTTTCCACCGCTAACTTTCTGTAAAGACGCTTTGAGCCTTAAATTTTCTGTGTTCAGCCTTGCTATCTGCTTTTCCTGAATCTTGATAATGCAGTTGGCATTGTGAGCGTATGCAACTATGCAAGCTATAAGAATAAACAGAGCAATCACGCTAAATGTCATAACGAAATCCATGTGTTATACCTCCCTATACTTTACGAAATACAGCCTGTTGCTGATTCTCCCAAGCGTGATAACCTTGTACTTGCGGTTATCTCGCATCACGTCGGCAAACTTATACATTTCCCTCTGATGCCTGAAAAACTTCGTGCTTTCCTTGATTGTTGTTTTTCCCATAGACTTTTACCTCCCTGCTATGTTGGCATTATTATATGCTTTAATTACACTTTTGTAAATAGCTTTGTCAAAGAAAAACCGTCTTTTCTTCAAAGACGGCTTTCCGAGGGGGAACAACAACAATGGATATTGCGATATTAGTTGTTATTATACACTACCCTGTTACTTATAAAAAGGTCTGCCAAAGCCAAGCAGGTATTTGTATGTCAGATAGTTAAATTTGCGTTTCTTCGTGGAATTTTTTACATTACCTTCCTCGGTTATGCAAGTGTGCTTTTTCGTATCTACCGAGATTATGCGCCCTGTGTGCGTCGCGTACTTTGCTTTCTTTCGCTTAAAATCAAAGTATGCCTGATCGCCGAGTTTTGGCGTGCTACCCTTTTTATACCAATGCTTTTTAGCCTTGAACCATTTAACTGCTTGACGGCAACCCGCCGTGGTAGTGAACCGCTTGACGGTTTTTGTAACATAGTCAAGTGCCACGTTAAACGCCTGACACCAGGCTTTCTTTTTGACGTTAAAGGCGATTCCCGTACATTTTGAATAAGGGTTGCCGACCTCCTTTTGAGCGCGTCCGTTTTTCTCGCTTGCACCGTCTAAAGATTTCGCCTTCGCCACGCTTTTTGTTACCGATGCGGAAGCCATATCAGGAAACCTCGCTATCTGTTTTTTCGTCTTCCTCGTCAAGCGGTAAATCTTCTTCGGTTTCCTTCTCGTAGTATTCCTCTTTGGTAAACTGCTGATACACCTGATTAATACCCGTTGAAGCAAAACCACTAACGATACCGATAGCAAGTGCCATAAGCCAATTTTCAGCAGGAATATAGCCTGGGATAGTCTTATAGACAATTACTCCCAAAGCACCGCCTACGAAACCGCAAATAATCGGAATAAACTTGTTAAGGGTATCATTGTTGATAGCCTTAAATGTAGCACCTACAAGATAGCAAAGTACCACAATAGCGGGGAAAGCAATAAAACCTAAATCGTTCATTTTTCTCTACCTCCTATGTAGAATAATATTGCCAAAATCACCGTAAAAAATACGGTGATCGTGAACTCAATTAAAAGTGTCATTTGCGAAAATCGGTGCGTAGCTCGTCGATGCGTTCAAAAGCCGTCTGCATATCACGTTCGACCACTGCCAACCGCTCTCGCATTTCATCAACATTTGAAGCGTAACGGTCAAGTTTCTTCTCCAGTTGCTCTATACGGTATGTAGTCAGCTTGTTAGATACAAGGACTCCTGTAACAGAGCCGATGATCGTACCAATAAGAGAAATCAGAGCTACTGTAACGCTCGGATCATTCATATTGCCTTCCTCCTGCCCTCATTATATCACGCCTTATACAAATACTTGACTTCCGTGTCGCCTGTATCGCTAAACACATTATTCGTGCCATTTTCCGCAAAAACTGAAATAGACGGAACATCAATAACTATCGGCGTTGCGAGTTCGTAGGCTAACTCTAAATTAGGTAACAAGGCATCAAGAGCACTTTCATTTCCAACATAGCCTGCTATATATAAGCCTCTTGGGAATATGCAAAAACCGCTATTGTCTGCACGGCAATTCTGAAGCGACTTGCCCACAAACATGTTGCTAATTGCGTTTGGTGCTTCTGTGCTCTCATAAATTTTACTGTTGGTAAGGTCACCGCAAAGCCATAATTTATTAGAACTATCTATGCTTATTCGTGAGAACCCGCCACGCTGATATGCGTGTGTTATCGTCAGCC